GTCTAATTGATATGCTAGCAACTATTACAATAGTTGGTTCCGCTAATAAAAAAGACATCACACTGGATACAGCGTTACCCCGTTCGGACGCTGAACCAGAAGATCAAACTGTTAGTAAAATGGCACAAAAACAAATAGATAAGGACATGAACAAATGAGCTATAGTATAAACAAAACCGAAGCAAGACTTTTAGCGAGGGCTGATCTTACTATATTCAATGAAACACAAGCCCTTATGAAACAAGTAATTACTGATGCTGGCAATGGTTTATATCAAACAACTATATCAGACGGTACTGAAATGACTGAAAGCACTCCAGAAATTGTTGTAACTGCTACACAGGCAAATCCAACTATTACACCAGGAGACGCAGTAATCTTAGGTGGGCAAACTATTTTACTTGGTGGTACTGGTACAAGTTTAAATGCAGTGATAGCCGATATAAATGATTATCAAGGATTAGCTGGACTGGTAGCAAGCAAGAACACTGCTAACCAACTTGTGTTAACATATACAGCACCTGCGGCTACGGCATGGCAATTTGTTGTTGGAGCAGGTACAGGTACAGCCAATGCTGATTTAGGTTTAACAGCCGCTACTAGCACTGCTTCTAATCCTGCAAGTGTTGACTTTTTTAACTGTTGGGAAGGTAACGTACCTAGCAGACCAAAAACAGACCAAATGAATCAAGTTATATTGTATTTTCAAAACTTAGGATATTCAATTCAGCGTTTGAAGAATACAACTACAAACAAAACGTTCATATGGGAAATCAATTATTAAGCTGTTACAAATAATAGAAAATCTTAGCACAGATAGAAAAGCTGTACTGATTACTATTATACTCACTATAATTATAGCATATTTTGATCCAAGATGGCAAAGTTTGCCATTGACATCACCGTAATTTCCTGCTACATTTAACTATGTTGAAAATTACATCACCCTATCCTTATAAAGAATTTAAGAGAAAGAGCGTAAATGGAAAACGTTTATATGAAAATCCGTATGGTGATCCAGTTCCTAGTGTCACCACTATATTGGATAAAACCAAACCTAAAGAAAAAAGAGAAGCCCTCAACCGCTGGAAGAAAAGGGTGGGCGAAGCAAATGCTCAAAGAATAGTCACCGAAGCCGCCAATGTTGGCACTATCATGCACAACATATTGGAGCATTGGGTAAAGAACGAAGAGTATTCAGGCGACAGTATTTTACAAGCCAAAATGATGGCTGATACTGTAAAGCAAAATATAGAAACAGACTTGAATGAAGTATGGGGAAGTGAAGTAAACTTGTGCTATCCACAACTGTATGCAGGTACAACTGATTTGGTTGGTGTGTACAAAGGTGAACCACACATTATGGATTTCAAGCAAACAAACAAACCTAAGAAACGTGAATGGATTGATGACTACTTTATGCAAGCCGCGGCATATGGTATGGCTCACAATGAAGTATTCGAAACAAAAATTAACAGAGCGGCAATTTTTATGTGCAGTAGAGAATGCCAGTTTCAACTGTTCGAAGTCGGCCCAGAAGAATTTGAGATGTGGACTGAAAAGTGGGCACGAAGAGTCGAAGAGTTTTATAACTTGTCATAAATACTGTATCAGGAGTAGAAAATGGCAACAACAAGAGTAAGTAAAATTAGACATAGGCAAGGCGACTTCGCTGATTTGCCTGTTTTAGATCCAGGTGAACTAGGATATGCAAAAGATGTTAGACGTTTGTTCATTGGTAACGACACAGTAAGTGTTGGCACTGGTAATGGCGTACTTGTAGATTTTACAATTCCATTAGCATTAAGCAAACCTAATATTACTACTGTTAGTGTTGCGGGCAGTCCAGTTAATGCCAGTACATACACAATTAGCGGAACTACACTTACTTTTGCAAGTGCGCCTACAGGTGCAATCACAGTTGGTTTTAACAGTGAAATTGATATTGTAAGTGACGTAACTATTCCTAGTAGTATTAGTCTACCAGCAAATGGTAGTGGTGCTGATACTGGTTTTCAAATTGATACTAGTTTATACAATGTTGTTGTTATGGATTACACATTGCAAAACAACAACGGTGTCAGAGTAGGACAACTAAGGTTTGCAACAGACACTGGAGCAAGCACTAGCACCATCGGCGACAACTACACAGAAACAGCCGCAGTAGGCATTACCTTTACAGTAGATATAGCAACTGCTAATACTATGAAGTTACAGTATACTGATACAGATAATCTTATAGCAAATTTTAAATATACATACCAATTGTGGAACAGCAATTAATACAGCAGGCTTGGAATGAATCGCCAAGCACCCGGCTAAAACGTTGGCGGGCATTTCGTAAAGGTTTAAACACAGACGATACTAAAAATGTCTGTGAAATAGTAATTGATTGGTGGAAGATGGCGCCTATAAGTAGTTGGACTATCGACCCAGTTAACAGTAATACATGGCCCACACCGTGGGAGATGTTGCACAGTGGAAATTTTTGTGAGAACAGTATGGCATTAGGAATGAGTTACACAATACATTATGCTAATGAAAACATTCCTAATAAATTATTGTATGTAACAGATAGAAAAAATAGCATACAAAGGTTATGTGCTTTGATAGATAATAAGTATCTGCTTAATTATGATTACGGAGCGATAAGTACACTACCGACCGAAAATATTAGCATTAGTTTTGACAGAGATATATCAGACGTGATTAAAAGCTGATACATAACCGGATGTGTATGCACAATAAGTACAAGAATAGATGAAGGAAAAACAAAAATGAGTGAAATTCAAATAATCAAACGCAATGGTAATAAAGACACACTGGACTTAGAAAAGTTACACAAAGTTGTTTTTTATGCATGTAATGGCATAAATGGTGTAAGTGCTAGTGAAGTTGAAATAAAAAGCAGTTTGCAATTTTATAGTGGTATTACCAGTAGTGAGATTCAAGAAACACTCATTAAAAGTGCCGCAGATTTGATTAGTGAAGAACAACCCAACTATCAATGGGTAGCAGGTAGATTGATTTGCTATCATCTGCGTAAAATGGTTTATGGGCAATTTGAACCATGTCACATATTAGAGCTGGTGCAAAGAAATATCGATCAAGGCTTTTATGCACAAGAGCTTTTGGAAAAATACAGTACAGAAGATTGGGAAGAATTAAATGCACATCTAAAACACGATAGAGATGAAAGCATGACTTATGCCGCCATGGAGCAGTGGAGAGGCAAGTATCTTGTGCAAAATCGTGTAACAAATGAAATCAAAGAAACTCCACAGATGGCATACATGTTGATATCAGCAACATTGTTTGCTGACTATCCAAAAGAAACAAGATTACAATGGGTAAAGGATTATTATGATGCCGTTAGTACTTTCTATATTAGTTTGCCTACTCCTGTTATGGCTGGTGTTAGAACACCTCAACGACAATTCAGTTCTTGCGTCCTCATCGAAAGCGACGATAGTTTGGACAGTATTAACGCTACTACTAGTAGCATCGTTAAGTATGTTAGCCAAAAAGCAGGCATCGGCATCGGAGCAGGAAGTATACGAGCTCTTGGAAGTCCCATCCGTAAAGGTGACGCTTATCACACAGGAGTAGTACCATTTTACAAAATGTTCCAAAGTGCCACAAGAAGTTGCTCACAAGGTGGTGTTAGAAACGGAGCGGCAACACTATATTATCCAATATGGCATTTAGAAGTTGAAGACCTTTTGGTTTTGAAAAACAACAAAGGTACAGATGACAATCGTGTGCGTCATATGGATTATGGAGTACAGTTTAACAAACTGTTTTATGAAAGATTAATTAGTAACGGAGAGATTACATTATTCTCACCTAGCGATGTTCCTGGTTTGTACGAAGCATTTTTTGCCGACCAAGACAAATTTAAAGAGCTATATGAACGTGCAGAACGCAATACAAGACTACGCAAGAAAGTAATTGGTGCAACTGAACTGTTCAGTATGTTTATGGAAGAACGCAAAAACACAGGAAGAATTTATCTACAAAATGTAGACAATGCAAATAGTCATGGTAGCTTTCTTCCTGAGGTAGCACCTATAAGACAAAGCAACTTGTGTGCAGAGATCGACTTACCTACAAAACCTTTGAATGACTTTAACGACGAGCAAGGTGAGATTGCATTGTGTACATTAAGTGCAATCAATTGGGGTAAAATTAAAAGCCCAGAAGAGTTTGCAAAGCCATGTGAACTAGCAGTAAGAGGACTTGATGCACTATTAACATATCAAGATTATCCAGTAAAGGCGGCACAAAATGCAACAGAAGGCAGACGTCCGCTAGGTGTTGGTATTATCAATCTAGCATATTGGATGGCAAAGAATGACATGACATATACACAGCCTGATTTAGATATGATTGATGAATATGCTGAAGCATGGAGTTACTATCTTATCAAAGCAAGTGCAGACCTAGCCGAAGAACAAGGTGCATGTTTGTGGACAGATCAAACAAAATACAGTCAAGGACTTACACCAAATCAAACCTACAAACAAGATGTAGATGAACTAGTGGCTCACAAGGAACGCATGCCTTGGAGAGAACTAAGAGAACAAATGAAACGTACTGGTATTAGAAACAGTACACTAATGGCACTTATGCCTGCTGAAACATCAGCACAAATAAGCAACGCAACAAATGGTATTGAACCTCCACGTAGTTTAGTGAGTGTAAAACAAAGTAAACATGGCGTACTCAAGCAGGTTGTACCAGGCATACATAGATTAAAAAACAAGTATGAATTACTTTGGGACCAACGGTCACCTGAAGGTTACCTAAAGATTATGGCAGTATTGCAAAAATATGTAGACCAAGGCATCTCGGTTAACACAAGTTACAATCCAGTGTTTTATGAAGATGAGAAGATTAGCATGAGTGAAATGTTAAGACACCTAATGATATTCTACAAATTTGGTGGCAAACAGTTGTATTATTTCAACACCTATGATGGACAAGGCGAATTAGACATTGACAAATTAGATGAATCAAGTAATATAACTGTAGAAGAATATGACATGGGCGAGGAAGAAGCCTGTGAGACTTGTGTAATATAGAAAGAGATAAGATGAGTGTACTAAACGCAAAAGCAAGGAATAAGCACCTCGAAAGTTTGATGTTTTTGGATCCCAATGGTGGGGTAGACATCCAGAGGTATGATACATTAAAGTATCGACAGTTTGACAAACTAACTGATAAGCAGTTAGGTTTCTTTTGGAGACCAGAAGAAGTTGATGTGTTGCGTGATGCGAAAGACTTTAAAGAGCTTACGGATCATGAACAACATATCTTTACAAGTAATTTGAAGAGACAAATCTTGTTGGATAGTGTGCAAGGTAGAGCTCCTGCTGACAGTTTCAATCCACTTGTAAGTTTACCTGAACTAGAAAATTGGGTAACAACTTGGACATTTAATGAAACTATTCACAGTCGCAGTTACACACATATTATTAGAAATGTGTATTCAAACCCAAGTGTCATCTTTGATGAAATGATGGAGATTGCACCTATTATGGATTGTGCAGAAGATATCAGTAAACACTATGATGACCTAATTGAAATGGGTCAATGGTATAATCTACTAGGCGAAGGCACACATACTGTAAATGGAAAAAAGATTACAGTTGACTTATACGAACTTAAAAAACTTATTTGGAAAGCTATGATGAGTGTAAACATTCTTGAAGGTGTTCGCTTTTATGTGAGCTTTGCATGTAGTTGGGCATTTGCTGAACTTAAAAAGATGGAAGGCAATGCTAAAATTATTAAACTTATTTGTCGTGATGAAAATGTACACTTGGGCAGTACACAAACACTTTTAAAACTTATGCCTAAAGATGATCCAGACTTTGCTAAGATTTCAGAGGAAACCAAAGACGAAATGACACAGTTGTTTGTAGATGCAGTGGACCAAGAAAAGGCTTGGGCTGATTACTTGTTTAAAGATGGTTCAATGATTGGTCTGAATGCACAACTATTGTATGGTTATATTGAGTGGGTAGCCAACAAACGTATGACAGCGGTAGGATTGAACAGCCCATACAAAGGCGGAAGCAATCCTTTACCTTGGACACAAAAGTGGATCGCAGGTGCAGAAGTGCAAGTTGCACCACAGGAAACAGAAATTTCAAGCTATGTAATTGGTGGTACCAAGCAAGATGTTAATGGTAGTACCTTTGCTGGAATGAAATTATGATTACTGTTTATAGTAAGCCATTGTGTCACTATTGCACAATGGCAAAACAGTGGTTAGAACAAAACGGATTCGCATACGAAGAAATTAGAGTGGATACCAATCCAGAAGCTAGACAGTTTTTAATAGAAGAAGGGCATAGAACAATGCCTCAAATATATCACAAAGGAAAACTTCTAGTAGCTGGTGGAGGGCAAGCACTTGTTCGTATGAATCCAAACACAGTAAGAGAACTCATAGGAGAAATCGATGTTAGTGACTTCAAGTTATAAAAAGAATGATATAATTGGAATCAAATTAAGCACAGGCGAAGAAGTAGTAGCAAGATTTGATAAGTTTGATTCCAGTACAAAAGACAAAACATTAAACATTGTCAAACCAACAGTGCTTACATTAAATCCACAAAACGGACAAGCAATGCTTATTCCATGGTTAATGAGCTTGGAT